ACGATCGGCCACGCTGCGACCGCCGCGATCATCGCAGCTGACTCGGACATTGCGTCCATGTCAGAGCGCGCCAAGCGCATCACCGACGGTGCCCAGGCGATGGCCGGCGGTGCGTTCGACTACACCAGTCGCATGAAGGCGGTCGAGGCGTACGACAAGGCTGCTCTGTCCCACGACAACGTGTCCGCCCTCGCGACCGCGCGCGGGAACGTTGCGGCCGGTCGCAGCCATGCGAACGCGGCAGCAGCCTGTCGCGCTGCGTCATGCGCGCTGGTGGAGAAGGTTTACGGCTGATGACAGAGAAGCAGATCTTGGTAATCGCAGACGGCATCGAGCCTGCGTACCGTCGTCTCTTCAGGTCGTTGTCCAATCGCGCTTCCGCAGCGTATGTAAAAGGTGGACTGAAATCCACAGAGGCTGCAATCAAGGCCTCTAAACGTGCGCTTTACTCCCTGCTGGTGGGGAACTACACTGTGGCCATACCGAGCGGTGTGGCAGCTATGCAGCTGCGCAAGACGAGCAAAGCGCGCCCCCGAGACAAGCGATTCGTAGACCCCAGATCAGACCCAGACTTCGCAGCCAAGATCGCAGCAGACTACATCAAGTTGCATGCTGAGAACCGGGCCGATGAAGTGACAGACACGACTCTGGACTTGGCGCGGCAGGCTGTGGCCAAGGGAATCGAAGAAGAGCTGACACCCGCAGAGATAGCGGGAAGGATAAAGGATACGGTTGGCGGTGCCGTTGGAGACTACCGCGCGCGAATGATAGCCAGGACCGAGACTGCCAGTGCGTTCAACTCTGCGACGTTCGAGACGGCGCAGGAGATGCAGGAAAGCACCGGACCGCTGAACAAGGTGTGGATTGCGGCCAACGATGACCGCGTGCGAGAGACCCATGCTGATGCTGATGGCCAGTCCGTGGGGCTGGACGACGACTTCAAGGTGGGCGAGTCCACCATGGCATTTCCTTCCGACCCCTCCGGCGATGCGAGCGAAGTGATAAACTGCCGCTGTACGCTGGTCTACGAACCACAAGAGGACACATGAGCATCAAGACTGAAATCGTGAAAGCCTTCACCGCCTTCCATCCGGGTGCCTATGTGGCCACCTCGCGTCTGATCCCGCCGGGCACCCCCTCCGCCGAAGGCCAGCAGGCCCTGAGCGAGCTGGTCGACGACGAGGTCATCCGCGTCGCTACGGTCAGCGGGTTCCAGATGGCCCTGCTGATCGTCGACGAAGAGCCGGTGGTCATCTCCGACGAGACCGATCATGCCTGACCCGCTCTTCACCTCATACCTCGGTGGCCTGGAATCTCCGGCCACTGCCCATCAGCTCATCGTGGCCAGCGGTGCTGACCTCGCGCAGATCACGCGCGCCATCACGAGCGACGTGACCGGCACCGTGACCGGCATCCTCGCGGGTCCGGGCGAAGTCAGCTTCACTGTGTCCGTGAACGCAGGTCAGGTCTACGCCTTCCGCTACCGTGTCATCTCCGCCTTCTCGGGCGGTGCTGGCACCCTGCACGGGTTCGCCTGATCATGAGCAGCCGGCTCTACCTCCCGCTCGAGATCAAGGGCATCGACGAGAAGGGCAAGTTCTCGGGGTACGGTGCCGTCTTCGGCAACGTGGACCACGGCAATGACATCATCGTCAAGGGCGCCTTCGCGAAGACCCTCGCTGAGCACAAGGCGAAGGGCATCATGCCCGTCATGCCCTGGGACCACAAGCTGTCCGACACGATCGGCGACTGGACCCGCATGGAAGAGGACGTGAAGGGCCTCTATGTGGAAGGTGAGCTCTGGCTCGGCAATGGCATCCAGAATGCCGAGCGCGCGTACAAGATGATGAAGGGCACTGGCAGCAAAGGTCTGTCCGTGGGCTTCATCACCAAGCAGTCCGACCGAGACAGCAAGGGCCGCCGCCTTCTGCAGGAGATGGAGCTCCTCGAAATCTCCCCAACCCCCATCCCGATGAACCCTGAAGCCACTGTCATGCGGGTGAAATCCGCTGGTGGCGTGTTGGATCCACGAACTCTAGAGCGTCTGCTTCGTGACGAAGTTGGCCTCTCATCGCGTGAAGCCAAAGCTCTCATGAGCGGTGGCTACAAGGCGTTGAACGATGGTCATCGTGACGATGACTCCGAGGAACTGTCCGACATCACAGCCCTGATCAACAAGACCTTCAAGTAAGGAAGCACCATGGCCCAGATCGCACTCACCACCCTCAACCGTGCCGGCATCCTGTCGTCCACGGCTGGCACGGCTGTCGCCGTAGCCGGCGATGTGTTCGCCAACGATGGCAACACGTTCCTCGAAGTCAACAACGGTGGTGGCGTCTCCACCACCATCACGATCCAGCCGACGCAGCTGGTCGACGGTCAGGCCGCTGCGCCGAAGACCCTCGTCGTGCCGACCCTCATCCGCGCGATGATCGGCCCGTTCGCCCCCGCGCAGTACAATGACACCAACGGCAACGTCGGTTTCATCTGCTCGGCCATCACGACCGTGACCGCCAAGGCCATCCGCCCGACGCTGTAAGCGAACGGCCCATCTACACAACCAACCAAGGAAAAGAACATGGACTCTGTCGAAATGAAGGAATTCAAGGGCGCGATCGAGAAGATCGGCCAGAACTGGGAAGAGCTGAAGAAGGTCAACGACAAGCTCAACGACGAGGTCAAGCGACTCGGCGAGGCCAGCGGCGACACCAAGGCCAAGCAGGAGAAGCTCGAGAAGGCCCTCAACGAGGGGCTGGAGCTGAAGTCCCGCATCGAGGCGGTCGAAGCTGCGTTCAAGCGCGGCGGCGGCAACAACCAGGACCCCGAGATCGAGCAGAAGAAGCTCAAGCTCGAGATGAAGCGCGCCGAGAGCGACTACCTGCGCGGCCGTGGCACCGAGGGCATGGACAAGCTCATCGAGGCCAAGACCCTGTCCGTCAACTCCGACGCCGACGGCGGCTATCTGGTGACCCCGGATACCTCCGGCCGCGTGGCGAAGCGTATCTGGGAGACCTCCCCGATGCGCCGCATCTGTGCGGTGCAGGCCATCACCACCGACGCGCTCGAAGGCCTGATCGACATCGACGAGGCCGGTGCCGAGTGGGTGAGCGAGACCAACACGGGCACCCCGAACACCAAGACCCCGCAGCTGGGCAAGTACCGTATCCCGGTGCACGAGCAGGCGACCCGCCCGAAGATCACGACCAAGCTCCTCGAGGACGCGAACTTCGATCCGGCCGTCTGGCTGGCCACGAAGGTCGCCGACAAGTTCGCGCGTGCGGCCAACTCGGCGTTCGTCATCGGCAACGGTGTCGGCAAGCCCCGCGGCTTCACCACCTACCCCGCGGGCGCGGCTGGTAACACCCTCTGGGGTACGATCCAGCGCATCAACTCGGGCGCCTCGGCGGCCATCACCGCGGACGGCCTGATCAACCTCCAGGCTGCCCTGAAGGATGACTGGCGCACGGGCGCGGTCTTCGGCTACAACCGCCTCACGGGTGCGCTGATCCGCCAGCTGAAGGACTCGCAGGGCCGCTACTACTGGCAGCCGTCCTTCGAGGCGGGGGTGCCGCCGACCATCCTCGGCTCGGGCACCGTCGAGCTGAACGACATGGCCAACGTCGCGACCTCGGCGCTGTGCGCGGTGTACGCGAACTTCGGCGAGGCCTACCAGATCGTGGACCGCGTCGGTCTCTCGGTGCTGGTCGACCCGTACAGCTCGAAGCCGTTCGTCGAGTACTACAGCCGCCAGCGTGTCGGCGGCGACGTGGTGAACTTCGACGCCATCAAGCTGATGATCGGTCAGTAAGACGATCGGCTGCTGGGGTGCGTTACCCCAGCAGCCACCCAACCTCAAAAGGAAAGAATCATGCCCAATCGCAGCACTCTCGACAGCCTCCTCCAGTCCACGTACATCCCCGAAGCCGCCGTCACCAACCCCCAGACCGTGGTCCCGGGTTTCGACAACCTCGGCTGCGATGCGGTGACCTACCTCATCGCCGTCAAGACGGGTGCCGCCGCGTTGGCCACCATCTGGGAATCGGATGACAACATCACCTTCACCGTCCCGGCAGACCCCAACGTGGTCATCGCTCCGTCCGGTCCGGGCGGCACGGTGTCCCTCGCCGTGGCCAACACCATCCTGATGCTGGCCTACGTCGGGAACAAGCGGTACACCGCGGTCCGCACCAGCGGCGGCACCCCGACCATCTCGGTCATCGCCATCGGTGAGCTCCAGAACATCACCGACCGCGCGAAGACCCTGTAAGCTGAAGGGCCACCATGTACCGAGGTCAATACAAATCCAAGTCGTGGATGATGCGGGATCAGGTCATGGTGGCCCCGCAGTGCGCTCCCGTCACTCTGGCGGAAGTGAAGAGCAACCTGAGAATCACCAACTCGATCGAGGACGCCTACCTGACGTCCTTGATCCTGGTGGCGACCGACCTCATGCAGGAGTACACGCAGCGGAAGTTCATCCGCCAGACAATGGAAGGCTATCTCGACATCGCCCAGCTGATGTCAACGTGGTGGGAGGGGTCCATCGTGGCCTCCATCACCGCCATCATGGCGCTTCGTACGATCGAACTGCCGTGGCTGCCTGCCGTCTCCGTGACTTCGGTCACCGTGTATGACGAGAATGACAACGCGACGATCGTGGACCCCACGACGTACCGCGTGGACGTGGTCGACAAATCGATGCCAGCGCGCATCACCCTCAAAGAGTCGGTAGTCTGGCCCGGTGGGGCCTACCGCAATCAGAACAGCCTCCGAGTTGAGTGGATCGCCGGCTACAGCCCCAGCGGTCTCGGCCCATGGACGGACACCGAGCTTCAGGCCGTGGTGCCTGTCGGCCTGCGGCAAGCGATACTCAACATGACTGCCTTCCTGTACAACAATCGCGGCGACTGCTCGGGCGACTGTGTGTCAGCCTGCGGCGCCAAATCCCTCGCTCAGCCATACGTGGTCTACTCCCTATGAAACCCATCTGCGACGCAGATCTTGTGATTCCTGTTGGCGACCGCACCGCGCTCGTCACGGTGGAGTCACAGACGTCCGTCCCCGATGGGTCCGGCGGCCAGACGAAGCCCCAGTGGGTGCCGAAGTTCACAGCCTGGGTGAAGATGGAAGCGAGCTCCGGCTGGGAGAAGAACCGTCAGCAGGCTCTCGCGGGCGAGAATGTGTACAAGTTCAGCGGGAACTGGAACGATGTGGCCACCGCGCTGTCCACGGACCGCCTGTTGTTCGCTGGAGTGTACTACAACATCCGCACTCTGGAAAACAAGCTCCAGCGGAACGTGACCGGCATCATCCGGGCCGAATCGGGGGTGGCTCTGTGAAGGTGGTAGCCAACGTCAAGCGCATGGCGAAGCCGGGCTGGGACAAGGCCCGCAGCGACAAGATGACCAATGCAGCCAAAGCCCTGAATCGTGGTGCACTGGCCATCCACGGCACCATAATCAGGAGCTTCGTGGCCACCAAGAGCGGCAGCCAGTACGAGCGCGGTGGGAAGACCCACACCGCGTCAGCCCCCGGGGAAGCCCCCGCGCGCGACACGGGCCACCTCGGGCAGAGCACGACGTTCAAGTTCGCCGCTGTGGGTGGCGATCCAGCAACGAAGGTGGCCATGGTCATCGTCCAGGCCGCATACGCATTCGCGCTGGAATTCGGCCGTGTGGATGGCAGCATCAAGGCCCGCCCGTTCGTGCGCCCCGCATGGATGCAGCACGAACCGAAGATTCGCGCAGACGTCAAAGCTGCATTGGGTGGCGCATGAGTGCTCCCCTTCAGTCCGAGTTTCTGAACAAGCTCTTTCTGAGGCTGAGCACCAACGGCGGGATCATCGCGCTGGTGCCCGCGAATAAGATCTTCAACCATGTCCCCGAGCTGGAAGACAAGCGGGTTGACAAGCCGTACATCCACTTCATGGTCGCGGCCACGGGCGATTTCGGGGCCAAGAACGAGATCGGTTATGACAACCAAATCCAGATAGATATCTATTCGGATGCGCGCGGGGACAAGGAAGTCCTCACCATCATGGACGCCGTGGTGGCCGCAGTTCACAACATTCCGCTCGTGGTCACCAGTGGTCAGGACGTCCTGATCCAGTTCGACGGGTCAGTGGTGGACACTGACGCCGACGGAATTCTCCACCATGGAATCCTCCGATTCCGTTCACTCTCCGGTCAAACCTAAGGATCCAACATGGCCTCGTCCCTGAACAAGTACCCCGGTTCCCAGTTCCTCCTCCAGGTGGAGCTCGCCTCCGCCCCCGGCACCTTCCAGACCGTCGGCGGCTGCGACTCCAACGCGCTGTCCATCGGCCAGGAATCGGTGGACATCACCGACAAGCAGGCGATGCCCTGGCGCACCCTGCTCCCGGCCGCTGGCATGACCACCGTCTCGCTGAAGGCTGCCGGCTTCATCACCGGCGACGCTGCCTTCAAGCAGCTCCTGGCGCAGGTCATCAACCTCAACCCGCAGCCGTTCTACCAGTTCAAGATGATCTCGGCTGCCGGCGACGTGTTCAAGGGCCTCTTCGAGGTCACCGCTCTCGAGCGCACCGGCGACAAGAACACCGCCGAGAAGTTCAGCATCTCCCTCGAGTCCTCCGGCCCCATCGCATACACCCCGGCTCCCTGAGCCACATTGAAAGAATAGTGCCATGCCCAATGCACTCCGCGGTCAAGTCGACGTTCCCGTCGGTCCGCACGTCTTCACCCTCAACCCGTCCTTCACCGTGCTCGCCACGCTGGAGGACGCGCTCGGCCGCTCCATCTTCGCCATCGTGCGGGACTTCTCAGCCCCGCGCACCACGAAGATCAGCGAGCTGGCCAAGGTCATCAGCGTGGCCTCAATGGTCAAGGTCTCCACACTGGAAGTCGGCGAGCTGGTGCAGGCGTATGGCCTGAACAGCACGCTCGAACCCCTGCTCAAGTTCCTCACCCTGGCCATCACCACGGATGAAGAGCTGGAGAAGGCCGAAGCCAAGCGCAAGGAAGACGAGGCGGCCAAGAAGCTGCCAGAGGTGAGGGAAGAAGCCCCTTTGGCACAGTAGTTCCAAGCAAACCGACGGACTGGATGCAGTTCGTCGGGACCCTGGTGGTGGCCTTCGGCATGCCACTTGAGGATGCTTGGAACTGCACGGTACGAGAGTTCTGGGTCATGATGGAAATCCACATGATACGGACCGGGCAAAAGAAACCCGGGCAGCTGGGGTCCGTTGAGGATGCCAGAGCGCTCGAAGAAGACCTGAAACAAAGAGGGATCATCTGATGTCCACTGTCGTAGACAGCCTGATCGTAGAACTGGGGCTTGACGCTTCCAAGTTCAACTCTGGCATGAAGTCCGCCGAGGCGGGCATGGCAGCGTTCTCCAAGAACGCTCAGGGTATCGCAGGCAAGATGGTGTCGCTCGGGGCAGAGGCCACACTGTGGGGTGCGGGTATTGCCGCAGCCGCAGTAGTGGCCTCGGCTGCGATCGTCAAGGCTGGCGTGGACATCGGTGCGTCGATTCAGGACAACGCTGACCAGCTGCAAGTCTCGGCATCCCAGTACCGCGCGCTCTCCGACAACGTGGAAGAGGCCGGCCTGAAGATGATGAAGGTGCAGCGATCCATCCTCGGCATGAATTCAGCTATCGCAGACGCGGCCACCAATGGTGGGAACGCGGCCGAAGCATTCCACAAGGTGGGCCTGAACCTCGCTGCACTGTCCTCGGCTGACACGAGCGATCGCCTCAACATCATCGCCGAAGCAGTGAAAAATGCAGGCAGCCAGACCGAGAAACTCAACATCGCCACTGCTGCCTTCGGCGCGCAGGGCGCGAAGATGGTCCACTGGCTGAGCCAGGGCAAGGACGGTCTCGACGCTGCCGCCGCCGGCTTCAAGGCTGTTCACGGTGCGGTGGATGATCTGAGTTTCGCCAAGCTCCAGGTCGGGCGCAATGCCCTCGGCGACGTCAACGACGTTCTCGACACGATGAAGATGCTGTTCGCGGAAGCCCTCACCCCAGCCATTCTTGCCGCCAGCAAGGCGATAGAATCCTTCGTGGCCAATAAGGGTGGCTTCGCCGAGCTTCGTGATACGGTTGCGGACGCTGGGTCCGTCATGGCCAAGCTGGGTGGTGACTTCACGCAGGGTGTGGCCATCATCTACAATGAGATGGGTGAACTGGTCGCGCAGATTGGCGTCGGGGTGTACCAGATCGCCAAGGTCTTCGTCCAGGTAGGCTCTGCTATATGGGACGCCTTCAGCCGCCCGTTGGAGCTGGCTGAAAAGCTGTGGGACGAGTTTGTATCCAAGGTGAACGGCTACGCAGCGCGCGTCATCGGCACCATGGCGGACATGGCTGCGGCCTCCGGCATGGACGAGATGACCGTCAAGCTGACCGAAGTGGCGGCCCACCTACAGCTGATGTCCGCGGCGGCCAGCGAGTCCAGCTCCAAGATCAAGGGCCTGGACACCTCCACTCCACAGATGGACGACCTTATCGCTGGCGGCCAAGAGGTGGCCACGATGTTCCGGAACAGGGCGCAGGCTCTGGAGGACTCGATCGGCCTGGAAGGAACCTGGGGTGACGCTGCTGTGGCAGCCATCTCGCGCGTGACCGAGGCCATCAACACGGAAGCGCAAGCGCGCGTGGACCGTGACGTGCAGGAGCGCGCCAGCGCAGCCGAGTCCGTGAAGACGACGAATGCAGTCTATGAGGCTGACCTCGCGGCCGCGAAGATGTTCTACGATACGCTCGTGCCCATGGCCACGTCAGCATATCAGATCATGTTCGACTCCGAGAACGCAATCAATGCCCAGCGCGAGCTGACGCGGCAAGCCAATCTGGAGGCGTACACACTGGACCTCCAGACCCAGATGGAGGCCTCGCAGGCGCGCTACGACGTTGAGCAGGAGATGGCGTCCGGTAGTGCTGAGGGGCAGATGCTGCGTGAGCGCAACCTCAACCAGATGATCCTGGACGAGAAGACCAACCGCCTGGAGCAGGAGCGGAAGTTGGAAGACCAGAACGTCACGATCTGGGAAGCTGGCTACAAGGGCAAGCTGGACGTGATGCAGGGGTTCTTCGGGCAAATGTCCGTGCTCATGCAGTCGTCCAACCGGAAGATGTTCGAGATCGGCAAGGCTTCGGCCATCGCCGAGACCGTGATCAACACATACAAGGCAGCGACCGCCGCCTACTCCTCCCTCGCGGGCATCCCCATCGTCGGCCCCGCCCTCGGTGCTGCTGCGGCTGGCGCTGCGGTGGTGGCGGGCCTCGCCAACGTGAAAAAGATCCAGAGCACACAGTTCGGGTCCGGCGGTGCGGTCGGTGGCATGGGCGCAGGCGGACCCGGCACCACTGCCGGCGGCGGCAATGGAGTGGGTGGCGCACCCGACCCGGGCCAAGGCCCTGGCGCAGCAGCCCCGCAGATCAGCCGGCAGGTGAACGTCACTCTTCAGGGCGATGTATTCAGCGCTGCCCAGGTGCGCGCGCTCATCAGCCAAATCAACGCGGCGACGGACGACAACACAACCCTCAAGACGCAGGTGGGCTAAATGGCCGAGAATTTCCCCCGCATGTGGTGGGTCAATCAGATCGTCGGTGCAGGCTACACGCTCGGCGGTGGCCTCACGGAGAGCGCCGGCTTTGAGTGGGCGAACACGTGTGACTGGAGAGACTTCTCCGAGTTTCAGTGGGTCGCCACGACCGGGTCGTTCGCTGAGCTCCTGCCTGCGGTCACACCGTACTTGATCAGCGGGTTTTTCATCTGGCTGTCTCGCACGCCGGTTGCATCAACGTTCGTGCTGTCGGCTGAGCTCACCACCAGTGGCGCCGGCTTCACCACCATCGCGACCATCGTGGTCCCGGCTGGCACGACCGCGCCTGTGGGGGCTGCGCTCACGGCACCGAAGGTAATCCCCGCAGGCTGCAAGTTCCGCATCACACGCACGGACGCGACGGGGCAGGCTGTCGTCTTCCGTCAGATCTTCGTTGGGTCAAGCCTCGACGGTCAGCGTGGGCAGTTCGGCGGGATCGCCCCGCCCACCCTCAGCGGCACCATTGTGACCAACACCACCATCGCGGTGAACGGATCCATTCTCGGTCGCAACATCCGCCGCACCGACCGTGGCTACAAGATCGACCTGTCGCCCGTGACGCCCGAGTGGGTGCGCGGCGCATGGGAGCCGTTCGCAGCCCACATGGCGCGGTTCGCGTGCTTCTTCCAGTGGAACTCGGTGGACTACCCGAATGAGATCGTGTTTGGTGGGGCGGAGCAGATTGTGCCACCTGAGAACAGCAACCCGCCCCCGTACATGGCGGTGAGCATGCCCCTGCGAGTGCTCCTGTGACCTTTCTGACTGCGGCCAAGGTGATGGGCAAGCAGCCATGTGTCATCGTGCAGATGCACATGTCGCGGTGCTCCCATCAGTTTGGCGTCGCCCCCTGCACGGCCGTCGGCGTGGGCAATCAGAAATGCTTCCGCACCCGTAGCTCGTGCAAGGACCCGGCAAACTACAGCGAAACAGACGGCTGGAAGTACAACCTCGCGACCACGCGCGTCACTGGCTTCCAGGCGGTCGATGAATCTCCGGTGTTCCCGGTTCTCACCAGCGTGGACACGGCTCCGACGGTGCTGACCCCGGGTAAGGGCCTGGGCACGCGCGCGATGATCAAGGTCACCGCAGCAGACTTCCCGTGGACTGATGTCTACACCGACCCCTATCGTACGGACCGCACTGGTGCAGCTGCCAACCCCGGGGCGGTGGGGACGTTCTGGGGAAAGTTCCTGGCGCGCAACCGCTACCATGAGAACCGCCGCATCACGGTCCACACCGGATTCCTGGACGATGGCAACGTATACAACGCGGCGAACTTCCAGACCCGCACGTACTTCATCACCAACATCAGCGGCCCGGATGCGCAGGGCAACCTGACGATCGAGGCCAAGGACCCGCTGAAGTTCGCGGACAACGAGAAGACGCA